ACAACTCTAGCTACCTCTTCCGCCTGATCTTCTCTCACCTCAACAACGAACTCATCGTGAACTACCATAAGCACCGTGGCGTCATAGTTCTCCCGTTCTAGCCGCTCAAACAAAAAAGCAAGTGCCATTTTAGTTACGTCTGCTCCGCTCCCCTGAATGGGGGTGTTCTTTCCGCGGCGTTTAATGCTCGACTTGGCTCTCCTGAACATGGGGTCGTCAGGAGAGGGGAGGGTAAGGAACCTTTTCCTTCCCGAAATAGTAGTAGCGTACCCATTGTACACCGCAGAGCTTGCACAGTTATCTAGGAACCGCTTGATGTGACTGTAACGCTTGAAGTAATCATCAATAATATCCTGTGCTTCTTCCTCTGTACACTTTAGAGTGTCCGCAAGAGAGTAAGCTCCTCCACCAAAAACGAGGAAAAAGTTCAGAGTCTTAGCTTTTTTACGTTGATTAGGAGTAACCTCTTTGTAAGGTACTTCAAAGATAACAGAGGCCGTGTACTTATGAACATCAAGGGTGTTTCCGTCTTCATCACGCTCTAGATATGCTTTGCGGAAAGTAGGGTCCCCTGACATATCAGCAAGGATTCTAAGCTCTTGCTGACTAAAATCTGCAGTGACCAGTTTATACCCAGGCTTTGCTATAAAACAGCTACGGAAATCAAGAGAGTCATCATCGTCAGGATCAAATCCTGGTACCTGCTGAAGGTTAGGGTTGGATGAACTCATCCTCCCTGTGTCGGCCATAACCTGATTAAACTGCCCGTGCAGCCTCCCGGTGTTCTTATTTATCTTGGCTAAGAACTTGGAGCCGTAAGAACTAACAACCTTTTGGAAGCCACGCCACTTAATAAGCTGAGGGAATACCGCGTGTTTATTTTTGTAGCGCTTGAGTGTACCCTCGTCCGTGTCATCTAGTTTAAACCCGAGGCGCTTTAGGTTCTTTAGTAGCTGCGGCTGGCTGCCGATGTTAAACGTAGGCAAACCAAACAAGGTCTTTTGAGGCATCACACTTTCAAAGTGCTTGTACACCCGAGCCGAAATTTCTCGGTGCTTTACCACAGCCTCTCCTACTAGATCCTTCCACCGCTCCTGGTCTACAATAACACCCGCAACCTCGGCTTTAGCAAGAGCAGGCAAGGCCCTGTTCTCCATAGCCATTGCTAGGTGAATGTCGTGCTCTCTGAGCAGCTCCATCTGCTGATAGTAAATGTCGGGAAGAAGAACAACGTCAGCGCCGGAATACGCGTTCTCGCTGTCTGTTATGGGATCTTCAATAGGATCACGGTCAATAAATCCGGAGCGGGCTTCTTTCTTAAGCTCTATTCCTAAGTACTTGAGGACTACTTCCCGAAGAGAAGGCCTGCGGCGAGCATTGGGGAGCCCAACCGTCAGAAGACGCTCTGCAACCTGGCAGCAAAATAAGTTACGTACCTTTATCCCGTAATGCCTGTAAATCCACTTCCAGTCATACTTAGCCTGGAAAAAAACCTTCAGGATATCGGGAGACTCCAGTAGTTCCTTCAAAGGAGAAAAGTCTACGTCTCTCCCCGTGGCTTCTTTAGAGTGCCACCCTTCAAAAACAAAGCACTTATCACTCGTCCCTACCTGGAGAAGAATAGGCCAGCCGTTGTGGGGGTCGATAGTGCTGTTTTCCGTGTCAACTGCTAGTAGCAGCTCACTGGATAGTTCCTCGGCTGCCCGCGCGACACCTTCTGTTGTATTTATGATCTCGTAGTCAACTGAGTCGGCAAAGTTAACCTGGGCGGATGTATTGGTAAAAACACTAGACATTGCTTATTCCCCTCATAGCATTGAGCACGAGGGCAGGGTCCGTCCTTAAAGAAGAGGTCACTTCCTCTTTTCTAAACTCTGCTAGGTCTTCCAGGTCCCCTAGTATTGAGTGCCTAGGCTTCCACCCGCCTTTAACCAGGGAATTCAATAACTCTACGTCTGCTACGGAGGAAAAAGTTCCCCCCTTCTTCACTTCGTATATCTCGTGGTTAGCACCAATACATTTAATCATAGCGCCAACTAGTCCCCGCAGGGTTGTTGGCTTACCTGTACCTATGTTAACAGTCCCAGAGAAGCCTGACTTAATTACCGCTAAAAACGCATCTTTGACATCTTCGGCGTGTATGAAGTCACGTCTGTCCAAAGGACTGACTAGCCCCACGGGGTCTTGTTTTAAGAATGAGTCCATGAGAAAACTAACGACCCCTGTACGCGGGGAAAACATTACCCGGGGGCCGTACATGTCAAAAATTCTAAGAGCAGTAAATGGAATGCCCAAGGTGTTACAGTGGTACTCTAAGATAGACTCGGCAGCACGCTCCGCTGTACCGTGGTGTGTAGCGCTGCGTAAAATCTTTCTTGATTCTTTAAGAGGCTTATGGGTCTGCGGTCCCCCGTACACCTCATGCCCTGAACAGAAATAAACATGTTTAACCTCGGGTCCCAGTATCGAACAAAGAGAGTTGGCGCATCCCAGCGTTAATTTTGTGTCCTCATAGAACTTGTAGATGACATCACGAGAAAAGTAGTGGGCCACTGCCAAGATAATAATCTCAGGGTTAAACGCCTTTACTGGGTGCTGTACCGCGTTTAAATCAGTAAAATTTGTAGTAAATATGCGAAAGGCTGACGAAGTTCTGTACTTTAAGCTTCCAGAAAAATCGTCACACAAGGCCACATCATGGCCCGCCTGCTCTAATGCAGGAGCTAAATAGCTGCCAAGTAGCCCCGCACCTCCGACTAGTAAAACACGCAAGCTACACCCCTCTTTTTCTCTTAGTCCTTATAATTGGAACACGAACCTCACCACAGTCACCGAATACCTGTATGATAAAAGCCTCAATGTCGTCGTTTACCGCCTTAATGCGGCAAACATCAGTTCGTGGGGCAGTAATAACGAGAGTGCCTGAAGCAGCAGCAGTATGAGAGCCCAGTGTCCTCCCCGTAGCTGCATCAGAGATGGTAATCTTGTCGCCTGGCGCGACACCGGTAAACGTAAATTCACAGTTAAGCATGCAGTCTCCTATTAGAAGCGAAAAGAGTGGCCGTTGAGTACTTCGTAGTACCGAGCAATATCTCCGCGGTCGTAAGTCGCAGGATTTTGCTTGACTGCTTCCATGTATACCATTACTTCAGCTGAATCTATGTCGTCGAACTCGGGGCTCTTAGGGTCAACTCCCGAAATATCAACACCATTAAATACGGTAGGTGTGAACCCTGCCTTCTGCAGTAAACAGTAAAGTTGGCGAGGGGTATAACAGATTATGTGATGAAGCCACGTATCGTACGTGTACCCTTTACTTGGAGGGGTCTCTACAATAATTGTTCCTCCAATACGAAGAACCCTGTTACACTCCAAAAAAGCTACAATCGGCATACAAGAGTGCTCAAACACTTGGTACCCTGCCACAATATCAAATTCTCCAGCGCTAAACGGCAACATATGGATGTCGCACAGAGTAAGGTTTTCTCCCACTACTTCTTCTGCAAACTTCATATTACGTAAGCCAAGGGTCGTACCTTCAACTCTGCGTGCCCCAAGAGACCGGGCCAACTTTACCTCTCTTCCCGTACCTGTTCCCAGGATTAAAAGGTCTTTGTCTTTAATCTTGTCTCCCGCAAACCTATTTAACGTTACACCTTCATTCGTTAAACTGTCATCAATATCCTGTCCGTTTTGAACATTAATTAAGAAGTACATCTTCTTTCTTAACGATTCCATTTCCTCCGCTGTGTACTCGTAAGTGGCATGGAGGTTAGAGTTACGGTGCTTATCGTAAAACTCTTTCTTTTGTTTTTCTATTTCTTCAGGAGACGTTGTGTACATTTCTATTCCTCAGGATAATGCGAATGAATGTGCTTTTTAAGGTCGTCAATAAATCGTCCGTGGTGGCCGTTTTTAAGGATGTCCCAATCTATTTTTCCAGTTTTAGTGACTGTTTCCATGTAGTCACTCCACGAATCGCAGTCATAGTCGTTGAACTTAGTGGTCCTTCCGTGGTGGTTGGCTCCCGCACAGACCGAAGCGCGTTGCCTGTCCCACTTAATAAGCTTTGAGTCTGGGACACCAAATATCTTAGGATAGTTGGTATACCCTACCTTAATAAACCTACCAGAAGAATCGTGGGTACGTCCTTTTGCATCCTTGTCCATATCATTGGCTAGTCTCGAACCAGAAAGTATACACGAAAAGTACCCAAGTTTCCACCCTTTATTAATAAAAGGCATGTCTCCATAAATAGAGTACTCCGAGTAACCCCCGACCTCATACCAGTATGATTTTCTAAACCCAATGGCCCACCCTCCTCCATGTTTACACAGGAGAGAGTAGTGGCCTGCTTGCGGGTTGGTGCAGGAGATTATACCCGCAGAATCTACGTCGCTCTTGAGCCCGTTTTCGTTGTACGAGTGGCCTAAATAAACGGTACCCACGTAAGGAGCCGAGTTGAGTAAGTCAGTAGTCCTCCGCATGAAAGGAGCTAGGACTTCTACGTCATCATATAGTAAGATAACATTCTTGGAACGCGTTAGAGAAACCGCTGTGTTTGCGTTTACGTGGAGGCCCTTGTTTCTCCCCAAGTTGACGGCGACGTGGCTAACCTTGTCCTTTATCTCCGAGATAAAGTCGTAGTTGTCGTACAACAACCCCCCATCGTCACTAACTACTAGTTCAAACGGCATGTCTGCGTGCTTGTGAATGGAATCTATTAACCGCTTTAGTCTGTCGTGGCGATTAAATGAGACTATTGCAATGGAACAAAAATCCTCATTATGGATACTTGCTCTTCCCGGGAATGTCCGTAAGAATTCACTCATTTATTTCCTCGGGGTAAGTGTAAAAAAGCCAACGCCATTAGAATACCTAGTCTGATGCTCCTTAAGTCCTGGTACTTGGTGACTCACACCCGCTACCTTCCACCCCTCATCCCTAAAAAAACAAGCCCAGGCGTCGCGGTCCTGGCGCACAATATGAGTGACGTCCAACTCATCTTCAGGGACAATATACCTACCATCTTTAGCCAGCGGAACAATAACAAATAAAGACTCTGTCATTTCCTTAAACTTAGCCAAGATGGATCCGGCCACATCAAGTTCCACGTGCTCAAATACATCTTTGGCAATTATGTGGTCAAAATTGCGGTCAAAGGGAACACACTCCTCTACCGTGCACAACTTGAGGTAGGGCTTTACATCCTCGTTGCACGAAAGTATCGCATACTCAGAGATATCGCATCCCCAAGCCTTCCGCCCTAAGAGACGGAAGGCTTTAACGTAGTGCCCCTTAGCACAGCCAAAGTCTAAAACAGAGGAATCTCTCTCTATTCCCAGGTAGTCAATGTAAGACATAACAGCAGGGATAGTTTTATCCGGCAACCAACGGTAGTTCTCGTAACAAGACTTACCTGTTTGAGGCCCTCTCTCAAAGTAGTCGTAATCAAACTTATTCCCTGGCATTACTAACGCCTATACTTTCTGGTAAAGGTATTCTGAGCGGCCGTTAAAATCTAACAGCTCAAAGCCTAGATTCTTCATAAACTTTTCCCACCCTATGGGGGTAAAAGAGTAACCATCCGTGTCTTCGGGGTTCCCAACAGACTCGGGACGGTTGTCCTCTCTAAAGGTGTTCTCCGAACAAAGGAGATAACCACCGTCCTTAAGGATACCATGGATTCCTTTTACAATCTCGGTCTTATCGGGAGCATGCCTGTTGTGCTGAAGAACCGAAGCCGTAAAAACAACATCAAACGTTTGCGGTTCGTACGATTCCCCTAATGTACGGGCATTTCCCTGTTTCCAAACGTTGCCCGGCTCCAAATCCTCAGCCAACTTTAACATTCTAGAGCTTTGGTCAAACCCTTCGTACGTCATTCCTCGGAACAGTAACTGCCAGTAACCAGGACCACATCCTACATCTAAAGCACGCGTGCCTCCGGCCGGTATGATAACAGTAAGTACCTTATTGCGTAACCACCCTCCTAATGAGGTACTTTCTGTGTCACTAAATTCAAAGAAAGACCTCTCTGCTTCCCTGCACTGGTCCGCATGAACATCCCAAACATTAACATCTCTACCATCAGCCATTAAATGCTCCTTAAATACATTGTTCCCTAGGGAAAGTTAACATGGCTAATACTCGGGGACCCCTCTGGAGCACCAGCAGGATTAGCAACAAGGCTTTTTACTTCGTTATTGTTGTTCATGAAAAGGCAGGCAGAGCACATCTCACGTGGGTCAAAGAAGGGCTGCAGCGGTTCCGCAAACAAGCGAGACACTTCGGTGTTGGGAACAGTCCCCCACTTTTCGTGGTCAAACTTACGTTCAGATGCCAACACAGAGTTATCTGTTGCCTCTTCGGCGAGAACCGTAATAGAGTCACATGCGTAACAGTATGACTTTCCGTTTTCTTCGTGGCCAGTTGTATCCCAAAACACATTGTATGCTTGAAGGAAGCACTGACCCGCATCAAACAAGGAGTTAGCTTCCTCCGATGTACCGTGGTACTTCAGTTGATGAAAAAACTTACCCAGGGGCTTCCCCTCTGAGTCAATGTAACCTAAACGGTACATCCTCTCTGATAAGTCCTGGTGAGCACGTAACTGAGCGCCGCGAGTGAGGTTACAGTCGGTCAGCATGCGGCAGTAGATGAACCCGTTATCCTCCATAGACTGGTGTATTCTATGAAGAATATCGTCATCTGTCCAGGGACCATACACATACGAGTACCCTACCGTAGTAGAAGGGTTATCTATTAACGTATCAGGAAGCCGCTGGTTGTTAAACTTACCGTCTATATAGTGGGGAGAGGCATCCTCCGGGGTAACTGATATCCTAACCCACTTAAACTTGTTGTATGTTTCGTCGGGGATGTTCTTAGGGAACCCGTTGGTAATAAGACCAAGGTCAATGTCTAGTTTAGAGACCCACTCAACAAATTCAGTGAATGGGGGCCACAAGTTAGGTTGGCCGCCGCCCGAAAGAATAAGACCTCTGAGCCTGATATCAGTCCCTGCTTCTCTAATGTAATTATTATTGTGCTCGGGAAAGTTCGCCCTGTTATACTCTGCCTGGTCTACGTACAGGGCATTAACAAAGTCCTTAGCCTCCTGCAAGCTAATAGAGTCCTTTTTATTCCTAGAGATGGTGGAACAAAAATTGCACCGAGAAGAACAAACTTGGTGTAAGGTAAGGGTAGCCCTGATGATGCTTCCAAAGCCCGTCTCTTTTAGCTTGTTAAATATAGGCCAGTGGTGTCTAAGTTTAGCCCCCGTGGAGGTAAAAGATGTCTCTGCTCTAGTTAACTGGTGCCTTACGTCCGATGGAGATACTTTAGCGACCGACCTCTCATTTAGTTTACCAGCTGCTAGGTCCTTCTCATAGATATCAAAGGAGGCCGTACTGCCCCTGACTTCAAAGTTGGCCATAATAAAGCGAGCCACCTCTTCCGTTATCTCATCGCTCTTAATGATGCTTCCGTCCTCGCGGAGGAGGTTATAACGTGTGTGTTCAGCAAAATGCCCGCCACCTACTTGGCTGCGGAGCTGCAGGCTATTCTTCTGCAACCGGAAGCTAAAGCGGTACGACAACTCGTACCCCCCTGCCTCTGCCTTAATAGCTACTTTATTGGCGGCCACTGTCTAGCTCCAATCATCAAGATTTTTGATGTCTCTGAACTCCTCTGGTTCTTCTTCCGGGTGAAGCACTCGAAAATAAGTACGATACCACTCGCGCCACTCAGAGCTTCCGTCCCAGGTCTTGTTACTCAAAGCATTAGGTCCCGCCTTGGGTGTGCCTTCGTACATATGGTCAATCATCAATTGCTTGATCTCAGCATCGATGTTCCCCGCCACCATGTACTTGTAAAACTCGTGCCAGGAATCAATACCTACCTTCTTGCGGATAAGCGTACGTGCTTTCTTCCAGATAGGATTACGGTCTCCCAAATTAGGGCCGCCGCCGGCAACAAAAGAATTACGGCAGCCCCGTACCCAAATAACATTCTCTTGCTTAACGTGTTCGTACTCTAGTGAAGTATTCATAATGTTATGAGGAATACCACCCTTACCCTCATGACATTTAAAACCGGTATAGTGGAAAGCAGGGTCCCACTTGAAGAACAGCTGCTTCCAGTACTCATCCAGGTTGTCATAGACGCGCGTACTTCCCTTCAAAGATACGCTCCTAGATTGGAACCCTACCATATTGTTTCCGTCCTTCTCAGCCCTGTCCGCGGCGGCGTGCAGCTTCTCAAGGGCCAGTGTAGCAAAGAACTCATCGGGGTCACACGTTAGGACCCAGTCTCCCGGCTTGGCAATCTCGTTAATTCGTTTAACATAATTATTGCGCTGAGCGGGGAAATCATCCTGCCAGGGGCAAACGTAGAACCTCAACTTAGGCTCTACTTGAGACCAATTACGCATATAAATGATGGTGTCGTCCGTGCTTCCACCGTCTATTATTGTAGCAGAGTCTACATAAGGAAGAACCTTTTCTAGGTTAGCGATCACTTCCCACAAGTTGTTCTGGCACATCATCCCTAAATGAATTTTTCGGTCACTCATACTCGCCTCTTTCTTAAAACCTTCTATATGACATCAAACCACAGTGCCAATTCTAGGTCGTCCCTTATTACTTTGTATCTACTAGCCAGAGCAAAAAGCTCATCTCCTAAATAAAAGAGGCACCTATGAGACGGCTCATCCGACCAGGCCAGTTGAAACGGAACTACAAAAATAACACCCTTTGTAGCTGCTTTTAAGCACTCTGGTAGAACACAGTTTAACACCTCGTCCCGAGTAAAATGCTCCACGGTGTGCGATGAGTAAATATAGTCGTAGGTACCTTTAATCCCGTTCCTAATGTCATCACAATAAAAATCAATACCGGAGGAGAGCCCCGTTCCCGCCTCCTGTACATAGTCAAGTACGGAAACTTTATCGACGTTTGGGAACCCTAGGAAGGTGTTCGCCCAGTAACTGTGCCCTGAACCAAACAACAAAACCGAAGAAGCGGGCTCAAAAAAACTAAACACCTCTTCTTCGGTTCTAATGCTAGTAGCCTGAGGGTTACCGGCGGGGACAGTAGTTATATACCGAGACGGATAAACGTCAATGGGGTCAGGGGTAGCACGAGGAAGCTCAGCTATGCAAGCGGGAGAACTTACTTCTCCTACATCTAACCAAGGAGAGGCCATTAGTTAGTCACCACCACTTTTATTTTTTGGTACCCCAAGGATACTAGACAAGCAGCGCGGTGGCTGCCGGAGAGTTCTAGCTGGCCTCCCGGAACCTTGTGTACTCGTACGTAATCGTGAAGCAGGGGTCCGCTGGCGTATCCATACTTCTTCATTACCTCGTACATTGAACATAAATACCTGCGGTCCAGCTCGTCGGGGGCCGGGCGATTCCGAGGGGAGTCTTTCAACCACCCACCGTCTGGTCTCTGTATCTCTTCTGGTCGGATATTATCTTTCATCTGTAAGAAGAGGTCCCAGTAACTATCAGGGTCTTCACTAGGGTACTTACCAGCCTTGTACTCCTCTAACCAGGGAATGTATTTATCTTTCGCCACGTCCCTTATCTTAGTGGAAGGACTTTCCAGGTCAATTTCTTCGTGGTAGTGGGCACTGTAGCACTTGAGGCTCTCAGTGAACAGCTGCGCTAGCCTGTAGAAGTCTCTCTTAGTCAGGTGAATACGGCAGTTTCGATAGTGAACATGGATTGTATCCCCTCCTCCATCTTTATCCGCCCCTCCTTGAGTGAACTCAACAGCGGCCCGTTCATGGTGCAGTCTAGTTCCTAATAAGGTAGTGCTGCTGAGGTCAATATTTTGCTCCACAGGCTCGGGCTGGCCTAACTCATCGTACTTCTTCCGTGCCGCAATCCAGTGGTCTGATAGTTTGAGGAAGTCCTCTTTGTCGTACACCATACGAAAATCTTCGGTGTGGTCGTGGATACACTCCCGCAGTTCTAGGTGACTCTCGTGGTTATAGTAGAGTGTCTGGTCTACCTGACGCTCCGCTAATATTTTAAGATTGATTCCCATAGAGAAGTCCTTTTTGACTCGTAATTATACCTATAATAATAGGCCATAAACGTCGATTTGTAAAGCCTGGTACCTCAGCAATAGCCAGTTTAAATCTTAGAAAAAATACTTCCAATGGTATCAAGCTGTTGATCAGAAACACCAGAGTGGGCCGGGAGACATATTGTTCGCTCTGCCAAATTCTTAGCTCCGGGTTGGTCCATTAATACCGGGAGGCGCTCTACCTTAATTCCTCGCTTGAGTAATGCTTGCGTCACCTGGTAAGCAAAAGAGGAAGAGGGCAAGAACACTGGGAAAAAAGAATAGGCAGCAAGGGAATCCCAATTGGTCGGGAAGAATCGAGGAAGTAAGTCCTCGTAGAAAGATGTTATTTCTCGCCGCGATCTCACTTCTTCTGTTAATCCTTCTAGCTCTGCCAAAGCTGCGGCACAACTATACCTATTGACAGAGAAGTACCCCGTATTGGTTAGATTTTTGGTCTCTTTCCTAACAGCAGCTGGGCAGTCAAAAATAACAGCCCCTAAAGAACCTACTGGTAAGGGGCTTCCCTCCTCAAATGCTGTGCAAAAGGCATCTCCCACCGAGGCAATTCCTGGAGTGCAGAAAGAGCTAAACCCCTCTATAATAAGAGTCTTATCTCTACTATAACAAAAGTCCCCCAACTCCGTAAGATTCGGAACAACGCCCATAGGACAGGAGGCAATTACTGTGTCGTAATCGTCCGGCCTTACCTGTTCTAAGTGAGGAATGTCCATCACTCCCTGAGAGTTTACGTCCAGAGCAAGGGTGCGAACCCCCTCAAGAGCATTAAGCGCTTTAATTTCCGGCCGAGCAATCGCAGACACGACAATGCTCTTTGAACCTAAAGCAAGGCAAGCAGTAACCAGAGACTCTCTCCCAGAGGACGTCAGAAATAACTTGCTTTCGCTAGGCACCTTAAGGTGCCCGGAGAGGGCCTCAACCAAAGAGGCTCTAACTCCCCCCTTACTTAGATACTTACCAATAGAGAGCATTTATGACGCCTTCCGGGGACAGTAATTACGAGGACGCCTTAGCGTCTTCCTGAACCGCCAGTTGCCTGAGGTGCTCCTGCTTATACCAGGAGAAACACCGCTCAATTCCGTCGCGGAAAGAAACCTTAGCGTCCCACCCCAGCGCCTTAAGCTTAGAACCATCCATCCACTGAAAGGGAATCTCGGGAAAATCGCGGTCGATAATGTCGTACCCGCTAGAGCCAGCAGCTTCAGAAATTAGAGCGACCGTCTCCTCAATTGTGTGGAACTTATTGATTCCAATGTTATAAATGTGACCAGGTTTTCCGCTAGTTACCATCAAGTTATAGGCGTCACATACATCATCGATGTAAATAAACTCCCGCCTAAAATTACGCACTCCCGAGTATATCTCTGGCTTCTCCCCGCGTAAGATTCTCAAGATAGAGTTAGGAATCAAACGAGAGGTGTTCATGTCCCCTGGCCCATAAATATTAGAACATCGCACAACATTGACATTCATGTCGTACGTCTTGGCGTAAGACTGAGCTATCATATCCGTGCATGCTTTTGAGGTAGAGTAGGGGTCTTCAGGAACCAACTTCATGTCCTCGGTGTAGGGAAGCTGTGCTTGCTCGCCGTAAGACTTGTACGACGAAGCCACAACTACTTTGGCCGTTGGGCGAGTACGGCGGACGGCATCCAGTACGTTCACTGTCCCCATTACATTAGTCATATAGTTAGATGCAGGGTCCTTCACCCCAATCCTAACAATGGCGTTTGCTGCCAAGTGGAATACTACATCCGCTTCGTAGTTAGAGACCGCATGGTCAACTAGCTTGGGGTCTGTAATAGTTCCCTCCACAATAGAACACTTACTTAGTACATCGGGCCGGGTCTTGTGGTTCTTGTCTCGTATGATACCAATAACATGGTTACCTGCAGCGAGCTGACTGAGCGCCAGGTTGGAGCCTACAAAACCATTAATACCGGTTATTAGAACATTCTTTCTTGCCATTGGAGTCTCCTACTTTCTATGTAAGCTCGCTGTACCACTCTTCGATGCCGTCAGGGTGCTTCCCTAAGTACTTATAATACTTGGCATCTACCTCCGTCGGAAAACCGTCAAGAGAGAAGTGGTCATGTGTCCGAGCAACAAAGTCATACTCTGGTAGCTCGTCAAATGGAATTAAGGTGTCTGCTGGGTGGAAAAACCCATCGGCATTCCTTACCCTTTTACTAATCTTGGCAGGGTCTTTGGCTACCCGGCTGTAGTGGTAAATTTTGTAGGGCAGGTCTACACACCTACCAGGAACAACTGCCGCAGAAAACATCCCCGACTTGTCTGTAGCTTCAGCGAGGAACGAGTACGCGCCTGCCTTAAAGATACGAACCAAGTTAGCATTCCAGTCCTTACGAACAGTCTCCAGGTCCTTCCAGAAATAAACCCTCTCCAAAGAGAACCCAATAACATCCGTATCCTGGTTGCGTTCCATGAAAGCCTTGAGCATGTCAAAGTCATCGTTGAGGAGGAACTCATCCGCCTGCAGAGCAACAACCCAGTCAGCGCCAGAAGCTTTGGCCTCGTCCGAGAGGGCCTCTATTTGCATGGCTATCTCTGTACCGCCCTGAATGTTACTCATATCCCAGGGAGTGTCAAAAATCCTAACGTTAGGGAGACCTAGAGCGTTTATAGTTTTCAAGTCTTCCGGGAATCCGGGGTCTAAACCAACAATGACCTCGTCACACAGGCCAGCCATGTTTGATATCACCCTATCAAAAGGATAGTCTAGTCCTGTGCCGTCTCTGAGAATTAGTGTTCCTGCTATCTTCATAGTAATATGTGCCCTTTAAGAGAGTACCCCTTGGTTGCTACAAACAGCCCTGTCGGGGTAGGTATTTCCTCCCACTTGTATCCCTCGCCCTTGAGGTAAAGGACCAGTTTTTCATGCTTTATAGAGTTAGGGTTGTGGATATCATCAATCAAAATGAAGTGGTTGTCGCTCAAGGAGCGGGCGGTGGCTAGATACTCATTAAACATTTGGTCGGGGCTTTCCCCTGCGTCTAACCACAGAACATCTATGCTATTAGGACCAACACTAGAGAAAGGACTCCACCTGCTGGTTAATTCCGTAACACTATCCCCCCAAACAAAAGTTACCTGTTGGTTCGTCAGCCCTAAGGGCTCCAACAGTCTTTGAGCAAAATCCAAGTGGTCTTTGTCGATGTCATAAGTGTATAGGTAGCCGTCATGGGGCTTACAAATAAACTCCGCAATGTTATTCGTAGTAGTGTGTACCTCATTGCCAGGAGGACATTGAAAAACACAGCCTGTCTCCACGCACACAGGATAGCGTGGCAGGTAGGTAGCTATTGCTTTACAAACTTCTCGTACTGTGGAAATCATTACTTATTATCCTTATCGATAACAGGGGGCTCCGTATGCTCAACACCCTCCCCTACGTCGGCTGCGTGTAGCCGCTTGTACAAAGATGCGCGCTTTTTTAGGGAAGCGTCATCCTTATGAACATTTTGAAAATGATGAATAGTAGGCCCGCCCGCAGCCAGCTCCGTACGCACACAGCCTACGACAGTCTCATGAATGCGGCGGCGGTACCTAATCTTTTTACGATTGTGGTGATTGCGGAATAACCGCACCTGCCAGTCAGGGTAAGATTCAACATCTACCTGCTTAGTACGCCACTTGTCTTCCCACCGTTTACGAGGGAGCGCCCACGAGTCTATAATTACGTTACCTTCGTCATCTAATTCCATGTCGTCCCCAGCAACTCCGAGGGGCTGGTCAATCAAAACTGCCAGCTTTGGCCACTCAGCAGAGTCAAGCCTTTCATCCGCGTCAATCATCAGCACCCAGGCGTGGTTAGCGAGGTGCGCAGTCACGGTGCGGATGTTACCGAAGTCTGTGAACCCTACCTCGTACACGCGCTCCGTGTACTTCTTCGCTATCTCCACTGTCTTGTCCGTAGACCCGGTATCTACTATTATTACCTCTGATACGACAGGAAGAACACTCTCGATGCAGTCGCGGAGGTTGTCCTCTTCGTTTTTAACGAAGATGCATAATGAAATTGGAAGCTTTTCCATTACAGCTCCTCAAGACGAAGTAACATTTGTTTTCCAACGGAATCCCAGCTAAATTCTGATTTTATGCGGGCCTGGAGGGCAACGCCCCGCTCCGCGGCCTCGTCTCTATTATGGTAAACATGTCTCATTTTGTCAGCTGCTTCTGGTAAACAGGGGCGAGCCCACTGCTGGTTTCCCCAGTACCAGGCGTTAAAACTTCCCATCCCTGCAACGTAATCCCACATAAAGGGAACAAGGTAACTGTTGTCTTCAGTCAGGTACTCCATCTGGCCACCCTGACCCGTCATAATCACGGGCTTGCCTGCTAGCCCCGCCTCTAACGAAGTCAGGCCAAACCCCTCCCCGTGCGGAAGAGTGACATAAGCATCCCCTCTCATATGGAAGGCTTTCATCTGCTCCGACGACAGACTATCGGTGATTAAATTAATCTTCGGGTACGAAGGTAACTGCATGTCAGCCTTAATTCGCTTAATCATTTCCTTTATCTGCCGCATGTCTTCGGCGGGAGGGAGACCGCGGCCAACGTACGCCTTAAGAATTAAGCGAACATCTTCCCCGTTTTGGAACGCATTGAAGTAAGCACGTAGAAGACCGTCTGGGTTCTTACGGTAATTCCACTGCAGGATAGAGTAGAAAACAAAGGTCTCATCGCTTAATCCAGGGATAGAAAACAGAGTAGGGTCGGCTCCCAGATAAGTGTCCGGCCCTATTCCATGTGGAATCTTGTGGATAGGAACAGTAACTCCAGACTCTTTGAATGCCTTCACATTCCAATCACAAGGAACCCAAACCTCACTCATCTTGTTACAACAGTCGGCCCACAACGGGTGAAGTTTAGAGGTCTCCCACACAGTATAACTAATAACGTGTTTGTCGTGGTATTTACTAGCGTAACTGGGGGCGAGGTCGGGGGTTAAATGTACTACTACTATATCAAACTCTATGTCTTTGCCCTCTAAACTGGCAAAGATTGCGCGCTCATCGGGAGTACCTATCGGCGGAGGGTCGGGCTCAAAGCGCCGAGCTTCAATCGTCAACGGTACCCCCAGGCGGTGAAGCGCCAGGATATAATTTCTAGAGGCCTCGCCGTACCCGGAGTGGTCCCTAAACGGAGCAATATACTTAACCCCCTTCATCTTATAGCTCCTCTGCTGAGATAACGGCCGAACGCTGGGCAGCTACATTGCCCTTTACTTTCTCCATTACGGCATTCGTAATTAACTTGTCCCACATAGGAACAATGTGCTTACTCCACACAAGGCTAGACGTTACCCACTTATATGCTGTTTCGGCGCGAGTCTTGGCTTCCTCGGGATTATCATAGACATGAACCATGGTCTCAGCCATGTCGAGAATATCTGTAAGTGGGCGAACAACCTCGTTGTCATTAGGAAGAACGATGTGGTCGTTGGGAGTATCACCTGATTTCACAAGCCACCCCCTCTCCTCTCCGATAATTTCAGTGAGGACCGTATTGCTAGGGAAGATGATAGGTGTCTTACACGCCATAGCTTCAACAGTAGAAAGACCCCAGCCCTCTCCCAACGTAGTAGACACAACAACATCAGATGCGTTGTAAATACGGTTGACTACATCAATGGGAAACCCTTGGTTGGGCTCGAATCCGTTGCCGGGCAGGAGAACATCTTCTCCCAAAGTGAGACCAGTGGCTTTGATTACCTCAGGTAGATTCCATCCCTGGTCATTAGCGGCCATGTGTAGGTACAACACCGAGTTGGGGCGGAGCTTCTTAAACTCCTTGAAAGCTAGGATACAACGGGGGATGTCTTTGCGCTGCTGATTACGATTAATGTTTGTTACGATATACTTAGAGGCGTGCTTGCCAAAGTACTCCTTGCGAAATTTCTCTGTCTGCGTCTCTACCATCGGAAAGAAATCATCCGTATTCGCACCATGAGGAATTACCTGAAGCTTATTAGCGATTGAAGGGCAAGCCAAGATAGATTCCTTCTTACCATACTCCGTGTAAGCAACAGGAACATCAAGCATGTTCATACAGTCCACCCACTTCTTCTTCGGGACACCGTCGATGGGATAATACCCCAAAGCAAGGAAGTTCTTCAGCTGGCGCAGCTTGGGGAGGCCTTGCGTCAGAAGGGATTCAAGGATGAACGAATCCTGAAACAGAAATAGAACATCATAGTCGAAGTCCTTCGCCATCATGTCAAAGCACTTCTGCCTCCCGTAAGGGTCGCGTCCTCCAACACCTACCGGCCAAATAGGGAAGGGGTAAGGGTGAGGGTCCCCCCAGTAGTTAACACCTAAAACGGCAATGTCGTACTTCCCTGTTTTATGTAGTCCAGTAAGGATATTCCTACTTACTGTTCCGAACCCAGTGCTGACTGTGGGCGCGTCGCCATAAAACAAGATCTTAATTTTACTAGACATCTAAATCTCCTTACTTGGTAGTACTGTAATCATAATAATCTAACTGCCCCTATATGTAAACTCGTTTAAGAGTCTTACTTCCCTTCAACGTCTTTTCGTTTCCTTATTCTAAAGGAGGGCGAGTTAAAAGAAAATGACGACGACTCCGTTACTGCTTTCAAGTGCTCCGGGTTGTTCTTTAGGAATTTATCTACAGCGCCCTTACTAACAGAACTCATCCTCATGTAATCCTCTTGCCCTACGATTTTAAACACCGTCCTGGTATCGTAGTTAATTCTAGAGGTTTGAACTTTATAAATCTCCTTAGACTCCCCACTAATAACAGGAGCGTTGCGCATACGCTGATAAGCGTCGTCCTTCAGCTCGCGCTGCCTCTTGTCAATAATCTTCTTTGCGGCAGATAGCGTAGCCCAGGACTGAACAAAGGTGTCAGTGTCCAGCTCTCCCGGGGGAGGAAGCAATAGATCAGGGTCTTCCACCACCTTACGATAGTCCTCACAAAAAACCTTAAAGTCGCACCAAGGACACAAAGTATTAAGGTTAGCATCTATGGTTTCCTTCGATGCCGCACAAATTTGAGCGTAGATGGTGTCAAGGAAGTCAATGAAAGACACCCGCTGCTCTGCAGTTCGATGGGTAACCACCTCAGAAAGACGTAGGTAGTCAAACGCACTGATAATAGTTTTGTACTGAGGGTACATCAGGCTGACAGCCAAGTCATACATTGACAGCTGAATGTCGGTGTCCGCCTCCGGCTGAGACAGGGCCATTCTAGATGTCTTGTAGTCGACAATTAGGGCAGTCTCTGGGTCCAGCTCCACCAACTTATCGATGCTTCCTAGGAAAGGGGTGCCCTTAGGGGTTTTAAGCTCGAACCTAAGTTCCAGCCCTACGACCTTTTCTTCAGGGCTAACCCTGTCAAGGCGAGTCATGAGAAGGTCTCTTCCCTCTTGGTACGTGTCCAAGCTACTAAGCCCATGCGATGTAGCAGAGGTCATGAATACTTGGATTACTTCCTTGTACAGGTCTGGTGTAGGAGCCTGCTGCGAATCAGATACCTTCTGGTGCATGAACTCTAAAGCCTCGTGCATGGCTATACCAAAGGCTAGAGGGTCTGTCTTTCCTTGCCGAGGTTTTTTGTCCTCATAGCGGAAGTAATACTGCAAAGCACACTGCAGATAAGTCTTAATACTAGAAGCCGATAACGGTCGTTCTCTCATTTCTATTCCTTTTTAAGAGTCTTGTGCGCATAAAGAGCTAAAGCCAGCGCATCAGTAACATCATTCATTGCATTAAAGGACCAGTCTAGTTTGTAACGAGAGCAAATGTAACCAAAGGCTTCTTCCTTTTTGCGGCCACACTCAAGACCTGCTCTGACTTCTGCAGCCATCGCAAGCAGTGGATCCTTTCCTAGTAGTCTACGGGCCACCTCAATGGCTACCCCGTTAAACCTAGCTAGGACTTTCATAGTATTTACATTGCGGCCACTGAATACATCCTCGATAACTATATCGGTCGGCTTTACTTTTTCTACTAACTCGTGTAAAGCGTCCCTTAACATCACCAAACGGCGGGCCACAGAGTCCTTCTTACTCTTAAACTTGATGTGACCGTACGAGGCTTTAGACTTATTCCAGCGGCCATTACGTAAAACAGCATACCCTGTACTTCTACTAGAGACATCTAAAGCTAAAATAACTAACCTACTCATTATCCAGCCCCCTGATGAATTCCTTCTGCTCATCTGTTAGATTCGTAGGGTACTGCACATCAATAAAAAGCACTACGTCTCCTGGGGGGCCGCCCTTTACGCCGCGCTGACCCTGACCCCTCAAGGCCATTCGTTGCCCGTTTTTTATCCCCGCTGGAATAGTAACGGCTAGCTTACTCGTTCTAGGAACAGTCTTTCTGCCCGAGCAGGCGTCGCATGCCTTTAAAACGAATTGACCGACACCACCGCAATCACGACACGTTGAGCCGACAAACATGCCCCCGCGGTTCTGGCTTATCATACCGGACCCACTACAAGTACCGCATGTATCGAAAGAAGCGCCTCCGGACCCGCCGCACGCCTCGCAAGGGTCAACAAATCTCATTTGAATTTCTCTCTTACCTCCTAGAATAGCTACGGACAGGCTTATTTTGAATCCAGTTTGAATGTCGGCGCCTCTCCGCGGGGCATCGCGCTGCTGTTGATGTACCTGGTTGAACCAAGCGCTCATGTCAGGAGGGGGACCGGAGCCAGTGCTCCGGTCCCTTATCCCAAACCGATCATAACTCTGGCGTCTTTGGGGGTCAGATAAAACAGAGTAAGCTTCGTTAATTTCCTTAAGCTTATCCTCTGACTCTTTGTCGCCGTCGTTACGGTCGGGGTGGTACTTAAGCGCAAGCTCTCGATACTTCTTCTTAAGATCAGAAGCTGCTATATCTTTAGAAACGCCCAGTACCTTGTAGTAGTCCATCTTACCTTGCCTGCCTCATAATCTTCCAAGACACGCCGCAAGTGAGACAAGCGTATTCACAGGAACGGTCTTCCTCTATCTCGTAAGACTCACAAACAGGACAAGTTACCTCGTGGCTTACAAGAACATTTACCTTTACAGGCTTATCAAGCGACCTAAAAGACGATTTCAACATTGTTACTCCTCAGAAAATTGAAGGACGCGGCCCATAACGCTTATCTGATTACCATCCTCCTCTATTTCTAAACCAAGAATGGTAAATCTCTGGTTATCCGCCATCTTAGGATACGCGTGATGGGCAAATATTACTTCCATCAACGTCCCGAACAAAATAACACCCTCTTGAGGAGAGATGTCATACACACCTGAGCGGCCCGAAGCCTCCGGGTACTCACCTCGAAGGGGCACTGATAGTGACTCCATCGAGGTGACGTACTCGTACTTATAGGAACGCGCAGGTAGAAACACCGGAGGTGGCGTGCCTACCGCAAGCATATTACGCGCTCTCCTCAAGGAAGTTGCTCACAAGAACATCTGTCCAGTACTTCTTCTCCTGGGCACCACACGATTTACAGTTACCATCGTACGACCTCTCGTTAAAAACTCCCTGGACACGAACAGACGTTCCGTCCTTCAAAGCCCCAAGGTCCTGCGCGGTATCTCCCCACGCCGAAATCTTAACATAACGAGTTCCTTCCTTAGTCTCTCCTGTAGCCTTTTCGACATAGGAAAAAGGAATTGCTACCTTTCCCTGGAAGCGGTAATTGCCGTTCCTTGTCTCAGAAAGCTCCGGGTACTTAAGAAACCCAGCCAACTCCACAAAATTATTTCCTTGCATATCTTTCTCCGTATCTAAAGTGATTGTACATACAAACTTAACAAATCGTTTAGGTCTTCCCTGCTAAAATCATCTGGTGACTTTCCCTCGGGAAGAGTTAGAACCATCGTATTAAACGCAGCTTCTAACTTAACTCTGGCTGACTCAGCTCCGGCAATCCCTGCGCGGTCCCCATCAAACATGAGGAGGCACCGTGTGAATCCCGCGATGCACAAGGCCAGCAGCTGTTCTTGTGTTATGTTGGCTCCCATACAAGCTACAACGTTCTGGTAACCTGCCTCATATACGGCCCAGAGAGCCTTGAACCCTTCAACAACAATAACGGTACCCTCAGTAGTGCTCGCCTCCCTGGAGGCACGGTGGAGGTTATAGAGGATACGCCCTTTCTGAAAATCGAACTCTAGTAAATAACGCGGTTCTGCGTCGGAGTCCGTACGGCGGGCGCTAAGTCCTACAAGACACCCCTCAGCATCTCTAATAGGAACGGTTGCTCTGGGAACTCCATGACGGTCCACCATAGAACCAATCTCAAAGATGTTGAGGGTGTTCTGACTGAATCCCCTCGCTAAGAAGTAGTCATCCCTGGACTGAACGTAACGTCCGATGTCTTCTTCCGATAACTCTGGGAGAGCTACGGCCCTCTTATTTACACGAGACACCGATTTAATATACTGAGAAACATCTCGCCGTCTTCTGTGCTCCTCGGTGTCCTGAACAAATAAAGTCGATTCGTCCAGGGACAGTCCCGAAAAGTCTGCCAGAAAACGAACAGCATCCATAAAATTCCTACCGGTGACTTTGCGGACAAGGGCAATAAAGTCGTTGTCAGACCGACCGGCGTCGCTTAGCTCACATCTCTGGGTAAAGCATTTCCACTTCTTTGTTTCTAGATGAACACTAAAAGCAGTTGGGTTATCTCCCCCATGAATGATGCAGGGCGCGCGAACCTCACTCGCTGTAGCGCGGCTCACCTTGAAGCCCAGTACCCGGAGGAGAGACTCTGTGTCCACTGCCTCCTTAATAAGCTGCTTTGCGTCTTCACTTAGCTTAGCCATTAGAAATCCAGAATAGAGAACCCAACTCCAAGCGCTGGAGAGTTTTCACGCACATTGTATCCTACCCAAATAGAAGGGCCCGCCTTAATGATTGGAATAAATTCCCAAGTTATTGAGGTGTAAGCACGGCTAGTAGCCACCCCGGCGTCCCACGCCAAATCTCCTACGTAGGGAAGAGAAAACTGTTTTAATTCTATTCCTATGTGGGGCAACAGGTCTCTGTTATAAACGTCTATCAGAAAACCTGCTTTAATTGGAGGAAAGGAGTACGTTCGTTTTGCCTTGCCACCATCAGGGATTATCTCTCCCTTATCATCGAATCCATTGAAGCACGCGCGAGGGTCATCCTTACACTTATCTTCAGCTAATGCCGAGCTACCCGCTAAAAAGAATACGCAGCATAAGGTTAACAGTACCACTAATTTTCGCATTAAGCTCCGCCTCCGTCAAATCACCTAAATCTCTTAACCGCCTGTAAGCTTTAGTAAGCTTGTAGGTTCGGTAAATAGTAGACACTACTTTTTTAAGTGTCTTCTTGTCTGTTCCCTCGTCTCGGAGAAGCAGCAGCGCTTTATTTATTCCGAAGATAAGGTGTTTAAAGTACTCTTGCCCCAGGTCATCAGAGCGGTCTACATACTCTCCTGCTATGTCAATTGCTACCAGGGTAGCCTTTATTACCTCAAGGTTCTCCGAGTGGAGGGAAATCGTTTTAAATGTCTCCCAAATCTCCTGAGAATTTATGAACACTACGAAGGCCGCCTTAGTCGACTGTACATCCTCTTTAGTCCAGTTGTCGTTGGGGTAGAAATTACGGTGTACGTCGGCAACTACTTCCGCTGCTTGTTCCTTCAAGTCTCTGAGGTCAGTTCCCTCTTCCCACGAGAGCAGGTACAGAATGCTCATCTTTTTAATTACCTTAGCGTGGGTGTACCTCTTCTTATAGCCCCAGTGTTCCAATGAGATTATTACTATCTCGAACACCCAAGGGATGAGGCCGATGTAAGGCTTTAGTTTGGGGTACCTCCTTCCCAAAACAAATGACAGGCCAAGGACAGCGGACACAAGTAATACTAATAGAGAAGTAGACATGTTAAACTCCCCCTCCCTGCATAGCAGAAACTAAGTAAGACTGGTGCTCTGCTTGACGCATAGTTAGAGTAGGCATATCGCAGTAGAGGTCTATACCGTGGTAGTTTGGTGTCCCGGCACGAGCTAGAAGAACCTGAAGCCGGTGAGTACCACAAGAGATACCATCCTCCTCGATCTCCTTCTTAGACTTCTGCCCAATAGCTAACAGGTTGTTACAGTAACGTCCGATGCGGTCGGAGTCTGCGACGTCGTGGTCCCGGAAGCGTGTGCGAGGGGACGTAGCGTCCCCTCGTTTTATCTGCGCTGCAGCAACGACAGGAATATTAAGCTGTCCTGCTAAGTCTTTTAGACCTGTAGCAATATTACCTAGAAGCTGGTGCTCCTTCATATTACCAGAGCCGGAGGATTCAGGCATCTTGATGTAGTCAAAAAACACCGCGCCTATTCCTTCCCTGGCGTGAAACTTGCGGGCCATACTCTTTACTGCATCCATCGTAAAGCCTGGCATGTACTTATGAAAAAGCTCGCCGCCCTCAACAACGGCGCAGGCTCGCCACACATTCTCGGTGTACATGTCGTTTGTAATGAACCTACCATTAGTAACAAGGCGCTCTGGTACCCCAGATAGGTGAGCGACCGTACGCATCTGCACTTCCTGCTTGCTCAGCTCTGTATCGATGTATAGAACGGGAACGCCCAAAGAGAAGGAGGCGTGAGCCGCCATGTTCATAAGTAGGGTGCTCTTACCGGCTTTAGCGCGAGCGGCTATCACTGTGAGGGACCCGGGAGTAAGTCCGTTGATTGCTTTATCTAGTAAATCTACACCGGTAGACAGACCTAGAACCGAGACCGGGGCGCGTGCTCTCTCTTCCAAGAATGTGCGGAGGTCTGTTCCAATATTCTCAGCATCTTCTACCTGAAGAGCCTCCATAGAAACAGTTAAAAGCCTAGCCTCAGAACGAGCAACCAAATCTTCCGCAGCAATCGTATCGTCAGAAGCTCCCAAGTTAGCTAGAATATCTTCTTTAATATAATCCGCCTCTTGGAACAAGCGGTACTTCGTACTGCAGTCAAGTACCCTGGAGAGGTAGATGGGAAGATTATGTCTGTTAACGGGGGTTACCAGAAGGGCGTCAATATAATCGACACCTCCTATTCGCTCAAGTACTCCGCGCGCATCGGCTTCGTTAGCCAAACCCATAAGGTCGAATGTCTTTATTCCCTCCTCGTACAGGGACTTCATTACCGAATAGAGGGCGCGGTGGTGCTCAGTTAAAAAGTCCAAGTCCTGTAGTTTGGACGCGACATCAATTAACGTATCCGGTTCTCTTAGCGCGAGAGACAGTATCATTCTCTCGCTGCCTTTATCGGCGAAGATATCTTTAGAAGTAGCACTCATTAGTCAGAGTATCGTCCAGACATTTCTTTCTTAAGCGCATTGAGGAGACCCTCCACCGCTCGTACCATACCATCTATAATTAACTTCTTTGCGTCAAGCGTCTGCGCCTCCGTATAAAGCTTTTCTACTTCGGGAACATTAATAAGCACCCAGGCGTCACGCTCCTTAGCCGTCTTCCCAACAATGCCCTCCTTACTAAGCTTACATTTGTTCAGTTCGTACTCAAATGTCTTCTGAGCCAACTTATGTTCAATAATAGCCATATTCTCGTTGTACTGAAGGGTAACAAGGTACTGCCCCAGAGCAAACACATAACAAGATACCTGTTCTTGTCCCAAGGACGACAGCTCTGTAGCATCTAGCTGCAATATTTCCCTGATCGTATCTCTATTTGGTGATGTATAATGCAATTGCATGTCTTCTGCAAATCCGTTAACTATATCAAGAATCGCTTGCGTCATCTATCATCTCCAGCAGCTTGTCGCCTGTAATAGGAAGCTGGTGCTCTCTGAGAGCGAGCCAGGTGTACCCATTTAAATCTGCCCACTCCTCCTTCAGTCTGTCTCTTTTGCGGGAAAGCCGGAAGCCCGCCTCATCCCCATGAAAGTGAGCAACAAACTCGTCGTGCTGCCTCCCATGAACTTCAATTATTAAACCCAACTGAGGAAGAAATATATCAAGAAATAACTTTTGGTTGTTGTAGTTAACAAAGTGCTCAAGTTTAATAAGCATCTCTGGAAAAACAGAACGAACCGTATCCACCACCTGAGAGCAGAGGTTACTTCCCATCCGGAGAAAACCCTAACATACCTACCACATCGCTCCGAAGAGCCTTAAGTGTATCGGGATTCTCTGCCAGGAACTGAACAGCTTTAGCTCGGCCCTGGCCTATTTGGTCTCCGTTGTAGGAGTACCATGCCCCTGCCCTGTCTACAAACCCCATGTCGACTCCAAGGTCAACTAGCTCACCGGTTACATCAAACCCCACACCATACTTAAGGTCCACTTCGGCCTTCCTGAACGGAGAAGCTAGCTTGTTCTTGGTGATTTCAAATGAAACCTTGTGCCCAACAACCTCCCCCTTGCCATCAAGAATGTTTGATGCTTTAGTCCCCCCACCTGAAACTCTAATCTTACCTGTTATGTGGTGGCGAAGAGCGTTTCCTCCTGACGTCATCTCTTTCTTACCGTAGCCGGAAAGGTTAGCTCTAATCTGGTTAATTAAAACAAGAGCAGTATCTGTCCTTGCGCAGCGAGGTGTTAAATCTCGTGACATTCGAGACATCAGTCGAGGATGAAGGCCCATCGTCTGGTCTCCAAAACTCTCTAGATTGGCTTCGGCCGCGGGCTGAAGCGCACTAACCGAGTCAATAACGCACAGGTCGAACTCTCCTGTAGCAATCAAGGTCTTCGCTAAGTCCAGGTTGTCCTCTCCTGTGTAACCACGAACATCTACAATCAAGCTCATGTCTAAGCCCATCTTTACCATAAGCTTCTCATCCATCGCGTGCTCGGCGTCTACAAACAGCGTCTTTCCGCCGGTCTTCTGTAGTTCCTTCATGATGGCAAACGCTAGCGTGGTCTTTCCGCCCGAAGGTGGGCCGTAAAGCTCGTAGATTCTTCCCTTAACGAGGCCTCCTACACCTAAAGCACTGTCCAGACCGATAGACCCTGTAGAAATAATGCCGCGCTCTTTCTCAGGGCGCTTGCCTAACCACTCTACAACCTCAGGACCAAACTTCTTCTTTAAGGCCTTAATAGCCACATCAATGGCCTTACTTCCTTTACCAGGGTCTTTTTCTACAACAGGAGTTGGCTTTGGCTCAGCTATCTTCTTTTTCTTTGGCATGACGATCTAGTATCCTATCCAAGCGGGAGCGAGCCTCATTCAACTCATCCTCGTTAACGGTTTCTTCTTGATTTTTGTATAAACTATCCCACCACTCAGCTTCCTCATCCATGTTTAACTGGCGGTGAAGTCCTTCGTGCATCTGCCACAGCTTCTCAGTAACCCAACCCATCTTATCCTGACCAAGGATGGCCATAGAGGTAACAGTAAAGTCTAATCTAAGCCACTCTTCCCGAGCAAATAGAATTGTTATTAGCTCGCAGCATTCGATTAAAGCGCGTTCTCTGCTGGAACCGACAGCTATCCTAGACTCAATTAATCTCTTAGCGGTCGCTCTATCGCGAGCAGCGCTGCCGGCGTAGACCATTTTAAACTGAGGGTTGTACGCCGCCATGGTGTCATAGAAAAACCTAACCAATTGAGAGGGGGTTTCCACCTTAGTCTTCTTAGTTAAAGGGGGGCGGACAGAGTACCCATGCAGCAGTAGAAAGTCCTCCGCATCTTTAAGGCGCTGGGAGAGAGACCTCCCATCTAACAAAGAACGAGACATTTAAGCTGAAAGCGGGACTAGAACGCAGGTAAGCTTAGCGCCGCTATGAGACCCTTCTGCAGCTGACGAAAATTGAAGAGGAGATAGAGCGTCCGTAACACCTACCTTCAATATCTCCCCATATATATTACGAATAGAGTTAGCAAATAGTGTCAGGTTGCAGTCGAACTTAAGGGACCCTTTGAAGTCCGTAAATATACCTTCGTTGTTTGAAGACCCACACTTCAGTTCCATCTTTCCCCCAGCTACCTTAGCCGATACGCGGCTGTCATCTACCTTAGAAGCATCATACGACAGATTAACCAGATTGTCTAGAAGAACATGCTTATCCACCGAAACAAACTTCTTAGGAGTTGGAAGAACATCCTTATAGTCGGGGTAATCCTCCCTAATTAGAGCGCCGGCTAATGTAAGGTTAGCTGTCTTAATGAACATCATGCTATTTGTTATATCCACCGAAATGTGGTCAGTATCGAAAAAGCTTTTTGCTACCTTAGATGCAAAGGCTCCTGGAATTACTACCCTAACATCATTCCCATTATAGGTTATAGGAACCGAGTACTCGGCTAAGCAAATACCATTAGTAGCAAATAGGGTCATCCTGCCTGCTGTTAAATGAAACAGTACCCCCGAAAACAGAAGCTGGTGTTTATCAGAGGAAAGGGCGTAAGCAACACTATCAATACCATCCATTAACAAAGATGCGCCCAGCTCAAACGAGTTGTTTATGTGGGATTTATCATCAGTCGAAGGAAGCTCGGGGAAAAAGTCATGACTTC